AATTGCTTCGATAAGACTTTGCATAGAATCTACTAGTCTTTGCTTATTATTATTTATGGCATTAGTAAGACCATCTACCAACCCAATAATCATCCTAAACCCAGCATCCACCATCTCTGGTATCCTTTGAGTAATAGCCCAAATTAATGATAATATTAGATCCACCATCGCATTAACTAGTTTAGGTGCATTTTGTGCTATTACTTCTATGAATCCAACTAGAATGTCAACTAACTTTTGTACAATGATTGGTGTCTGCGTTACTAAAACATTGAGTAGCGCAGTTAGTAGTTGAACTACTGCATCTAATACCACTGGTATCGTTTTAACTAACGCCCCCATTATAGTTGTTACGAGTGTATATACGGTATTACCTATAACCGTAGCACTATCTGTTAATGTTTTACAGAATGCTACTATTCCCTCTGCTATCTTTTGAACAATTAATGGAATCATACCCGCTATTGCTGTTATTATAGAAATTGCTGTAGCGATAATTATAACTGAACTCGCTGCGAATACAGTAGCAAATACTGGTAAGGCAATACATAAAAGTGATAAACCTGCTGCTATGCCTAATATACCAATTCCAAATCCCATCATAGCCCATGATAAAGCTAATATAACAGGTACCAAAGGAGTTAATACTAATCCTGCAATACCAAGTACTACAAATACACCAGCCAATGCTCCTAGGCCCTTGATTATTACCTCTATAGGCATTTTTCCCAGGTCCCATAAAGCAGATGCTAATACCTTTATTGCAATGGCAGCTACTAATAATGCTGCTGATCCTTTTATGGTTCCTTCCATTTTATTTAATGCTAATACTAATATCCCTAAGGATACAGCCATTACCCCTAAACCTTTACCTATTACTTCAAGTGGCATTTTACCAAAGTCCCATAAAGCAGATGCTAATACTTTTAATGATACAGCCAATATAAGCATGGCTGAACCAGTAGCTATTAGTCCTTTTGAATTACCTATTTTATTTGTGAATATGGCCATTTCAGTTAATAGTAAACCAATCATTAACAGACCTTTACCCATAACAGCCCAATCCATTTGTGCAAAGTCCCACATTACTGAGGCCAATACTTTTAATGATAAGGCTAAAATGACAAGACCCGCTGATGTAGTTATGGCCCTTGCTCCAAATGCTGCTTTATTTAAGAATATGGATAACTCACCCAGCAGTACACCAACTCCAACCAATCCTTTAGCTATACCATTCCAATCAAGTTTTGATAATACAGTCATGGCTCCTGCTAGAATAAGAACTGCAACTGATAACCCAATCATGGCGGTCATTGTTCCATTTAGTTTTACTATACTTGATACTGGCGAGAACTTATCAAATAACACCATCGCTCCTATTAATTCTCCAAATACGACAGTCATCGCTCCAAGTGAACTTATTAGTTTATTTGAATCAATTAATGATATTGTAAGAAGTGATGCTGCTAATATACCTATTGCTACGGCGATTAACATTAAGGTCTTGGCTTTTATTGACGTCTGATATGCTTCTAAACTATCCCTTACTCCATCGAGAGTTTCTTTTATTTTACCAAGGAAGTTAGTACCATCTACCATACCAGTAAGCGAGCCTATAAGTTTTTTGATTCCAAATAATATAGCAGCAAATAAGCCACCATTTAAAAGAGTCATGACTGATCCATAATTAATGCCACCTAATGCTTTGGATATCATGTCGGACATTATCTTAAATGCACCACCAACAACCCCTGCTACTTTTTCAAGTGGAGATAAGTCAATTTTAATTTGTTTAATCCAATCAAGGTTTATTTTACTTTTCCCGTTTTGAAGTATATCGACTAAACCCTTAAGTGCTCCAACAACTCCATCTATTACTTTTGTAAAGAATCCAGTAGTCTTGATAGATTCATCTAATCCTACAAGCCATTGTCCAAGACTTGATGTTATACCTAGCAGAGAACCACTAACTGGCATTAAATATCCTATAAGTATACTAAGACCTTTAGCCAATGCTAATACCACCTGTTTACCAATATCCAGTACTGCAAATACACCTCTAAATGTATTGTATATCTTACCAGCTGTTTCGCTACTTATGGTGAGTCTAGCTGTGAATCGTTCAAATGCCATTGTTATAGCTACTAGTCTATCGCCCGTTGTTGCTGGAAATATATTTCTAAAAGCATTAGTGACAGGTTTCAATACCTTCATTAGATCATTAAATGCATTTGCCAAGCCTTTAATTAATGAATCCCTACCGCCATTATCTTTCCAAAATTTAAGCATTGCATTCCTTGCTGTAGCAGAGGCTCCTGCTATATTACCAAATCCATTATTAATTGCTGTAAAGAATTTAGCGGCTTCATCTTTATTGCCTATTATGTTTTCCCATGTCTGTGCCCATCCGGACTGTACTGATTCTTTCATTGTATCAATCAATTGGGTAAATGTCTTAACCTGAGTTGCTGCCAAAGTAAGAGCTGGATCATTAGCCATTTTGGAAAGAGTCTTTGTAAGTACATCCGCTGTAATCCAACCATCCTGTAATGATTCTCTGAATGATTTAGACATATCTCGACCCTTACCCATCTCTACTGCAGTTTTCTCCAATGCTTTTTGAAACAGTTCACCACCCATACCAGCATTAACAACTGAGTTCCAATCCATAAGTTTAACAGATCCACCTGCAATTGCCTGTGATAACTGATACATTGCGGTAGATGCCTGTAGAGCACTAGAACCCGAACCTGCTGCTAAGTTAGCAATACCCTTGATAGACTCAGTAGAGGTCTTCAAATCAACTCCTGCTGCTGTGAAGGTACCTATATTACGAGTCATCTCTGCAAAGTTGTATATAGTCTGATCTGCATATGTATTCAATTCATTTAATGCACCATTTACTTGGTCTAGGGTTGTACCCTTACTCGCAGTATTGGTCATTATAGTGGTGATTGCATTCATCTTTGTTTCATATTCAGTAAGACCTGTTTTAATTGGATCAATAGTTAATGCTTTAACTAGACTCATTCCTGCATGGATAGCAGAATTAGTTATATTCTGTAGAACAGTTATACCCATGATGCCAAGTGCTGAGAATTTATTATTTAAACTTTCGATACCACTTGCCATTCCACTAAGGGAAAAAGAGTTTGCAATTGATTGTAATGATGACAATCCTTTCGCAGCACCATCTAATTGAAGACCCTTCTTAAGTTGACCTAATGAATCTACACTAGTCTTAATACCACTCTCAAATTGTTTGTTGTTAAACTGCATATCGACAATACGTTGATCAATGCTACTCATAATTTAGTTACCTCCTTCCACATGTCATTTGCTAATTTATCAAATATTGGTTTCATTGCAGGATTAATATAATCTCTTCCCTGAACAAATCCTCCGTTTCTAGTACCATGCCCGTACTGAATAAGTATAGCTATAGGTACACCATTGTTAACATTTGAATTGAACCATGCTATTTTAACACCTTTGGCTGTTTGTACAACCTTGAAATCCCAGGAACTAGCTGTTTTGCCAGTATCAACTGGAGTTGCAGCAGATAAAGCAGCAATACCCGCTTGCCCACATCTGTTTAAGGCATTTAAATATTCAGCAGTAAGTGCCCTGTTAAAGAATGTTTCTGTAAGTTTAAAATTTCCTCTTTGAGTTATTGATATCATACTATTAACCCCCCGTGCCTAATGATTTTTTTCGAGCAGCATTTAATTCTGCATTTCTACTTATAAGTTCTTGCTGGTTCATCTTCTTCGGTGGGGCATTCTTTATATTACACACATTAATTAGTGTTAGTAGTCGATTTAGATGCCATTTCTGACACTCAAATGGAATATTCATAGATATCATCCAATAGTAAATAACCTCAGCAGTAATGATTTCTCGATTAGGACCATTGAGACTTTTCCTAAACTTTGTTGCCGTCATATCTGCTTCTATGTATTTATGAATGGTCAGAATATTTTCATTTGTTAATAGTTTGTAGATTGAGTCGTCTACATTTTGGGTTATAGTCATGCATCTTATGTAATCAATTGTTTCGTCAACAGTTTTGTCCTCTTTCGAGAGGAACGGTTTACTCCATTGTGACTCCCATTTTGACAGAGAGACCAATGAATGTTCTAATTGTAGGGTATGTTCTTTAGAATAGAAGAATTCATTCTTAGACTCATCCCATTGCTCGATAGCAGGTATCGTGATCTTTAACATTATATTGGCCTCCTTATCAATTTGGATTACTTTATACTATTGGGTATTATGCCATTAATGAAATCCGAAGCAGCTTCTGCATTACCAGATAACTCCATGAATAATTCACTATAGGCTTCTGTCTGAGAGAAATTATCTCTAAGTTCCTGATTCTTTATGAATCGTTTACCATCCAGCGACTTCTCGCCATATGATCTAAGGATCAAATCCTTGAAACTTTCGACTATTTTCTTTGAATCTAGTTCCATAACTATTTTGGTTAACGCCTTTGTTAAACCGCCATTGGCCGATAATTCCATTTCAACAGCTTCCGCTTTTGTAAGATTAAAATAAAAGTCCTCTTTTCTTTCGTTACCGTCAAAGTCGGTATAAGATATTGTTTTTTTTAACATGTATTAATCCCCTTTCGATTAAATGGAGGGGCCGAAGCCCCTAATAATATTATGCTACAGTTGCAAAGTTCTTAACTGATGCTGCCAGTGTCTGTCCATAGACATCTACTACGCCACCAATTGTAACAATGTAAGTGGTAGTTCCAGTGAAGTCTGTAGTTGGGTCGAAGGTAAGTACTTTCTTGGCAGTATCCCAAGTCTTAGCACCTGCAACAAGAACACCTGCTGCCGATGTAACAACGATTGCTTCCTGAACTATAGCATTGTTGAATGTCATAACAATGTTAGCAGTCTTAGCAACTGATGCTGCGTCATCCAAAGGTAAGATTGTTACTGAAGGAGCTGCTATAGTTCCACCAGTTACGATAGTTGTTATTTCATCTGGAAGCGGTAATCTAGCAGAAGCACCTGCTGTTCCAAATAAAAGATCTTCAAGGGTAGCCAGTTTAGCTGGATCTACTTTGGTTGAATCTATTACCAAAGATGCAGTTGGTTTCTTACCAGTAACTGATACTGGAACAGTACTAACATCCCATGAGAAGGTTATTGCTTCAGGTGAATCGTTGATTGATTTGTAAGCCTTCTCTGAAGGAGCAGCAGTTGCTCCATATATCAAGTGTAACTTATATCCATAAGCCTCACCTGTAAGGTCGTTACCAATGATTGTTTTGTATGCCAAACCAAATGCCTGTCTAGCCTGCTGTCCAATAGCAACTCCAGTTCCAAGTGCTGCTGATCCATCACATGCTGCAAATTCATCTGGATATGTGTATGCTTCAACTGAAGCGGCAAACTGTTCTGCTGATGTAAGACTCAAATATTTTATGTCATCTGCATATATTGGATTTGGTTCTGCTCCTGATGGACTTTCTGTAACACTAACAAGACCATTCCATGCAATACCTGCAGGATATGCTCCAGCTGACTGTGGGTAAACTACACCCTGTTTAACACCGGTTTCATAAAGTTTCTGTCCGGCCTGATCCCAAACTAATTTAGACATATTCGTGATTCCTCCTTTTAGTAGTACAAATTATAAACATAGTGATTAAGATTATCTGTTGCGAAATATCGGTCAAATGAACATAATGGTAGAAGGGCTAGTTTATCCATAGTTATATTGTCTGGATTCTTGTCAATCAAAGTTACAGTATATCGTTTTTTAAGACGATAAGGATTATCATCTGCAAACTTTGTATCTATGTCACTTATGGAAAATACAATACATGGGTAATTTATTTTAAATGATTCTGGTGGTTGAAAATAAACATCAACAAGTAATCCTTCTAGTAACGTCTGAAGTCCTAGCCTAGTTCCCATTATATACACCTCCAATCGTTAAAGTAAGACGAGGTCTCTGAACATCAATATTAGTGATTTTCCAAGAAACCCCCATCCATTTGATATATCTCATAGCATAGAAATTCCCATAGGCATATGGATCGGCTACAATACTAATCTCGTTACTTATAGTTAGATTATCATTGAGACTTTCTCCTGACTGATAACGTCTAGAGTTTTTAACAACATCTCCAGAGTAAGTTCGTTCAGTTATAACTTCAGTCCATACCCCAGGTGTAGTTTCTATTGTTTCAGCGTAGCCGATTACTCCATAAAACTTTGCCATTTTGAAGTTCCTCCTTCTGTAAGAAGTATGGTTTGTCTTTTGTGTCATAGCAGTAGGAACTATTTGGACAATTCATTGTATGTTGTAACTGACAAGTTGTACATCCTATTACTTCCATTTGTGTCTTTAACAAAAGACTCACCATCCTATCTACTTATTATGCTCCTACTTTAACCTGCTCAATAACAAGAGCTGACTTAGGGTGTATAAGTGCACCAGAGCATCTAGTCTCGATCAAGTATTTGTACTGGTTGTAGTCGATGTCGAAGTCATCAAACATTCCTATCTGACCACCCTTATCAGCGCCCATAGCATAGTCACCAAGACTAACTAGTATACCTTTAAGAGAAAGTGTCTCTGCTCCAACAACTCTTTCTAAACCAACCATAGGTGGAACTTCAACGATCTTTGAAACTCTAAGTGATGCTTCAAGATCAGCAACAGTGTTGTGGATTCTTCTTCCTAAGCTATCTTTAAGTAAGAGCATGTCAGTCAATATACCAGTAGTAGTGTAGAATGCTGGAGTACCACTACCTTTATAGTTCTCTCTTGACTTTATGATCTCATCTATGAGTTCCTGAGTGTCTTTGTCTGCTGCCACCTTAACGTGGTGAGCATAAAGGTCATTGTCAGTGTAAATAGGTCTGATACACTGGCTATCAACTTTATCTAAACTTGCAATATCTCGTCCATCTCCAACAAGAACAGCTCTAGCAAGTTCCTCGTCAAGCATCATTCTCATTTCAGCCTTCAACCAAGCAACTACATCTAGGTCGGTTATATCAAGTATGTCATCTCTGTCAAGTTTCTGTTTCTTGTAGATTGTAGTAGGGTAAGTAGTTCTCTTAGCAAGTGCGAAGAACTCTTCCTTTTTAACATTTCCTTTAACATAACCCTTAGCTCTTGCATCTTCAAGAGATATATCTGCATATATGGATTTGATT